TTTTTACAAAATCAAACAGAGTATGGAAAACTTTTTTCTTCAATACAAAAATCCACTATGGCAAAGAAAACGATTGGAAATAATGAAACGTGATGATTTTGCGTGTCAATCTTGTGGAGACACCGAAACAACCTTAAATGTACATCATACTTGTCCGTACAGAAAAAACACAAAAATTTGGGAGTATGAAGATCATGAATTGATTACGTTATGTGAAAATTGTCATCAAGAAATTTCTGAATACATAGACACATGTAAATTAATTATAACAGATACTTGCAGCAAATCTGTCAGTTTTGCACAAGAGATGACAGATTTAATCCAAGAAATGGATGCTGTAGATCCAGCAATATTATCATATTTTTCAAATTTGATGAAAGCTGAAAGAAAAAATGGATATAAGAATGTCCTTGAATATTGGAGAACAGAAAAAAATAAAAAAACAAATACCCTATAAAATATTAAAAATGAAAAGAAAAAATAATGAAAATTATCAAAAACAAATTGAGATTATTTCCATTGAAGCTTTTAAATCAGATGGGTTTTTAATGGTAAATAAGAATTTAATAAAAATTCTTGGAATAATCCCTGCAATTTTATTAAGTAACTACATTGACAAATACGATTACTTTAGAAGGAAATACTCAAATTATCATCAGTGGTTCTATTTAACACATGAACAATTAATGGAACAATTGGATGTTAGTGAATTTACAATAAGAAAAGCAAAACAATTTTTAATTAAAAAAAAGATGCTTTTTGCTATTAGAAGAGGGAATCCATCAAAAGAATGGTTCAAGATCAATTTCTCTGAAATAACTAAAGAAATAACGAAATTTATTGAGGATAAAAATAAACAACAAAATATTTCAGCCCTATCGAAAAGTGAAGGGCTTGCCCTATCGAAAAGTGAAGGGCTCTATAATAAGGATACCAAAATAAAAAAACAAGCAAAAAAGAATTTAAAAGAAGAAAGAAACAAAGATTATTTACAATATTCCCAAAAGCTATCAGAAATAATTCGCACCAATAAAAATTATAAACATACAACATCCCAAATTAAATCTTGGTCTAATGATTTTCGTCGATTGGTTGAAGAAAACGATGTTGCGGTAGAAAGAATAGAAAAAGCATTGAATTGGTACGAAAAAAATATTGGTGGCGAATACATTCCAGTTATTGAAAGTGGCAAATCTTTTCGTGATAAATTTAGTAAATTAGAATCCGCTATGAAAAGAAAACCATGTAAAAATTATCAACCTGAACTATCCATTGTTGAAAACGGTATCACTTTTAACTTAAACCGAAAATGGTTATATGTAAATAAAGAAAAAGGATTCGCCGAATTTCAATTAACCAAAGATCAAATTTTATCAGCAATAGGAAATAAAGAACCACATAAATACCAAGATAACATTCGCTACGACATTTGTCCAGACGGCAGATACCGTCACCCGGATTCTGGTGATTTATATATACCTTAAAACTTTAAAAAATGAAAATACTACAAATCATTCCAAATGATACTAAAGCAGTTATACACGTTTCTGTTAAAGATGAAGATCAATTACTTGCTTCAAAAGCTAATATACATTTACAAGAAATACCTATAATTGCGTGGGGACTTATATCTGAAGAACACAATAAAACTACAGTACAACCTCTTGTAATTTGTGAGAAAGAACTTGTTCCGGTTTCTACAATACTAAAAAATTATGCAATTTATACTTACGTATGATTGAAAGATTATTTCAAATAGATACTGAATATGGTTGTTTTGGTATAACAATAAATGATTCAGCATTTGTTAATAAAGTTCCGCCTATTGCAAAATGGATGAAAGGAAAACATATATTGCATATTAAAAATTGGGTAAAAAAGAATAATTACAAAATACAATATATTCCTTATGATCGAACGTAGAATCATTATAGCACTCATAACATCGACAGATTTTATCCAGCGAATTTACGATAAGTGGAATGTTCATCTTATCATGTCATCTTCTGCTCGGTATTTGTCAACGTGGTGTATGGAATTTTACAATGAGTATAAAGTTGCTCCGGGCAAAACTATAGAGGATATTTATTATCAAAAATTAAAAAAGGGATTGCCAAAAGATCTTGCTGAAGATATTAAAGAAATTTTGCAAGGACTTAGTGAAGAATATGAGAATACCAATTTAAACATGGATTATCTCATCACAGAGGCATTAAATTACCTTGAGGAGCAGCATCTATCCAAACACAATGAAGAAGTCAAAGGATTGCTTGAAAATGGGCAAAGAAAGGATGCAGAGAAATTAATCAAGGATTTCAAGCCTTTGGGAATTGCAAACAGCAAATTAAGTGACTACATACAGACTGTAAACCAAATTAGAAGGAAAAATAAAGCAAAACCGCTACTTTTAATGAAGCCATGGTTACGGGCAGGACAAACTACAATAATTTACGGAGGATACGGAACTGGAAAATCGTTATTCACACTAGCGCTTGCGTATGTTTTAGGTGTAGATGATTATGAAAATTCAAAGTGTGAGATTGCAAAATGGCAAGTGATGAACCCTACGGGATGTTTGTATATTGACGGGGAACTTGGAGAAATTGAGGTTGCTGAAAGAATTAAACAATTTGAATGGATTGGGCCACAACCACCGGAACGTAGGTTTAAAGTTTTATCAATACCAGAATATCAATTAGAAACTGAAGACACTTTTTATTTATCCCAAAGAGAGAACCAGCAGAAAATAATAAAATGGTTGCAGGAGCACCCAACATACGGATTAATTGTTTTGGATAGCATTACAACACTATTTGGTTTGATTGACGAAAACAATAATGCAGAATGGAACAACAAAATAAATCCATTTTTGCGTGATTTACGAGCATTAGGTATTGCTAATATACTTTTGCACCATGCGGGAAAGGATAACAAAAAAGGATTGCGTGGAGCATCTGCAATGGGTGCAATGGCACATAATATTTTTAGAATAACAGATCATGAAAAAAAAGATATTGACAAAGGAGAAGCTTGGTTTATTATTAAAAAAGACAAACAACGTGGTGGTGGTTTTAATTTTAAAACTTTTGCACTGAAGTTTACTCAAAACCATAATCAAACAGAAACATATTGGGATGAAACAAATATTTGTGAATTTTAAATTAAAATTTTATGAATAATATTTCAATTTTAGAAATTGGGTCAGGGTTAGGGTCAAGGTCCGGGTCAAGGTCAAGGTCAAGGTCAGGATCAGGGTCATGGTCAAGGTCAGGGTCAAGGTCATGGTCAGGGTCAAGGTCAAGGTCAAGGTCATGGTCAGGATCATGGTCAGGATCAGGGTCATGGTCAAGGTCAAGGTCAAGGTCAGGATCATGGTCAGGATCAGGGTCATGGTCAAGGTCATGGTCAGGGTTAAAATAAAAATTACACTTAAAAATTTAAAAATGATAGAGGATGCTGCTCAATCTAAAAGTATTAAAAGAATAAATTAAAACAATTAAAATTTTAAATCGTATGAAAAGAGAAATTGGAACAACAAGTAAAGAAGCATGTATTATCCGACCATGTAATTGTAAAAGCGATTTTCAGGATAGAACGTATGGAACACAAAATCGGGTTTGGAATCATGCCCCATCAAAAGGAAGTAAACCTAAAAGGTACAGATGTGTAGTTTGTAATGTAGAAAAGGAATTTTGATTCTAAAAATTTTTGTATAATAATAAATGTTTAATCTTAAAATTTAATTATGAAAACACTTCAAATTAGTGATGAAACGTATGAATTGATTAAAGATCAGTTAAAAGAAGAAGAAACTTTGGATATTAATACTTTGCAGGATTTTGTAGGCAAAACGTTTTTCTTCAGAACAGTAACTTACCATATTGTTGGCAAGGTTGTAAAAATACTTCCAATGGGAATTTTACAATTGGAAAAAGCCAGTTGGATTGCTGATAGTGGAAGATTTACTCAAGCAATTAAAGAAGGAATTTTAGATGAGGTAGAACCAATTGGATCATGGTTCATTAATGTATCTACATGTACTGATTTTGGTATTTGGAATCATTCGCTTGATTTAAAACAGAAATAGTATGAATAATATTTCAATTTTAGAAATTGTGTCAAGGTCAGGGTCAGGGTCATGGTCAGGGTCATGGTCAGGGTCAAGGTCAGGGTTAAGGTCAAGGTCATGGTCAGGGTCAGGGTCATGGTCATGGTCATGGTCAAGGTCAAGGTCAAGGTCAAGGTCAAGGTCAGGGTCAGGGTCAAGGTCAGGGTCAAGGTCAGGGTCAAGGTCCGGGTTAAAATAAAAATTACACTTAAAAATTTAAAAATGATAAAAACAGAACAATTAAAAGATGCATATCAAGAACTTATTAATGTTCTTGAATTGGTTGATGATAATCAAAAGGATATTATAATATCAGAAGACATTTCAGATAAAGAATTAATTGAAAAAATTCAGGAAGCCGGTGGGTTTTTAAAGGAAGGTTTGGATAGAAAAGAAAAACTTTCTGTATCCCCGGAAACATTATTTGTGTTTAGAGATACTCATGTTGCAGATGAAAATCTTACTGCAATTGTTACTTTACTTACAAAAGTAAAATCAGTTGAAAAGGAAAAACCGGCAAAAGGAAAAGGAAAAAAACCTGTTGTTCCTCCGGTAAAAGTTATTAAAGAGGGAGAAGATCTGGCAGACATTATTGATGCAGCAAAGAATGTAGCAACACTTGTTAAATTAGCAAATGAAAATATCATTTTTCAAGATATTCTTGGTGATTTAAAAAAGTATAAGTTTTTGGATGATCTTAAAGACTTTATGTTGGATACATTGGATGAAATTGCTAAAAAGAATATTGAGGAAAGTTCTGGTAATAAAAAAACAGAATTGGAAGGCGTTGTTCCCCTTAACAAAGACAAAGTAGTGTCGGTAAAAGAAAGTATTAAATTTGAAAATATCTCTACTGGAATTACTTCTGTAAAAGATATTGTTTCAAAATCACCGTTTAATAAATTGTTTGCAATCAATCCAGATACATTACAAGCAATTACCAACAGTATGGAAGATAATGGATATGATCCTGCTTTTCCTGTTGTTTTGTGGGGGGATATTTTAATTGATGGAAATACACGTTTACAAGCAGCAATTGAATCCGGTATTAAAGAAATTCCTATGCTCAGAAAAGAATTTGATTCTGAAAAAGATGCATTGGAATATGCTATCCATAATCAAAGGAACCGGAGAAATATAACTGAAGCTGAAATTTTGCATCGTATAGAACTTTTGGATAAACCGATGTCAAAAAAGGAAGCCGGAAAGTTAAAAGGCAGCAAGGACGAGAGCAAAAGCAATTTTGAAATCAAAACAGCTTCCGAAAAATCACATGTAAAAACAGCAAAAGTTTTAGGTGTCGGGGCATCCAAAGTTTCTGATGCCCGAACGGTTTTAAAGGATAAAAAAGCAAAGAAAGAAGTTGAATCCGGCAAGAAAACAATAAGTAAAGCTGCTAAAGAAGTCCGTGAAAAGAAATCAGCAGAAAAACCAAATAAAGAAACAAAAGGGAAATTAGAAATGATCCCGGTTATTATTGATACTCTACGTCAATTTAAAGGTAAAACAGTAGAAATTGAAGAGATTATTACCAGTTCGTTTGAAACCTTAATGGAAGCAAATGGAGCGAAAGCAACCAATGCAAACAAAGTTGAGGAAGAAGTTCGACACACAATTGATGTGTTGGTTGCTTTTGATTGGATTTCTCAAATGCCGGAAGATTCAATTTTAATTAAAGCAGATGAGTATTTTTATGCAAGGTAGGAAACTGAAATAAGTATTGGTTTAATTGGTTTGGAGTGAAAGAGAGGAACGAGATGTGGATTGTCTTACTTGTGGTTTATCCCTATGTAGGCGTTAGTTAATGACGAGTTCATTTGACTACCATGAAACGTTAGCTTTCACTCCTTTTTATTACTAAAACATCAAAACTGTTGTTACACTAAGTCAAAAGCAATTTTAAAATCAAAATAGCTTCTTTAAATTACTTAAAAAATAAACAATGGCTGGATTTTTCTCATCAGAAGAAACAAAACCAAAAAAGATAAAGGAACGTTCGTGTATTACTTGTGGTTTGTATAAAGATTGTGTCTCTCCCCGGATGAAACCATACGGTAATTTCAAACTCGGTATTCTGAATATTGCAGAAGGTAGCGGAGAAGTTGAAGATTCCAATGGTAAACCATTTCAGGGACGTGCAGGAAAACTTTTACAACGTACCTATAGAAACTTGGGCATTGATTTGTTTGATGACTGTCTAAACATAAATGCTGTTTCCTGTCGTCCTATAGATGCTAAAGGAAATAACCGAACTCCCACTAACGAAGAAATAATAACCTGTCGCAGACGAGTTTTACGGGTAATTGAAGAATACAAACCAAAGGTAATAATACTTTTAGGATTTTCTGCCATTTTTAGCGTCATAGGTGAACGATGGAAGAAAGAGATAGGGACTATTACCAAATGGAGAGGTTGGATGATCCCTGATCAGGATTTTGGTGCCTGGATATGTCCAACGTTTCATCCAAGTTATGTTGAAAGAGCAAAAGAAAAAACTGAAGTTGAAGAATTAATCTGGAAACAGGATTTACAACAAGCATTTAATTTAGTTGAGGCCCCTTTTCCAAAATATAAGGAACCGGAAATTGAAGTAATTGAAGATTTGGATCTACTTAATTATCAAACAACACATACGGATACATTTGGAAATACAAAATTTAGACACATCCCGGAATTAATTGCGTTTGACTATGAAACTACCGGGTTAAAACCACATGCAGAAGGACATGAAATCATTTGTTGTAGTGTTGCAGATAGTCCAGATCATGTGTACGTATTCATGATGCCAAAAACATGCAGGGAACGTAGACCGTTTATAAATATTCTTTCTAATCCAAATGTTAAGAAAATTGCAAGTAATATGAAATTTGAACACTCTTGGAGTGCTTTTATGTTTAACCAACCAGTAGAAGGATGGGAATGGGACACTATGATAATGTCTCATATATTAGATAACCGAAGGAGTATCACCGGATTGAAATTTCAAACTTATGTTAATTTTGGTGTGATTGATTATGCCAGTGAAATTGCCCCTTACCTTGAAGGGGATAAAAATAATGCAAATTCATTCAATCGGATTAAAGAATTATTGAAAATTCCAGGAGGGAAGGAGAAGTTGTTAAAATATAATGCATTGGATTCAATATTTGAATATCGATTAATGCTCAGACAACAAACATTATTAAAATTAAATAGTTAACGTTTATAACTATAATATGACAATAGATTTAAGATATGGGGATACAATAGAACAAATGAGATTAATACCTGATAAAAGCATTGACTTTATTTGTTGTGATTTACCTTATGGAACTACTGCCTGTGTTTGGGATACAATTATACCATTTGACAAACTTTGGGAACAATATAAACGAATAATAAAGGATAAAGGTGTGATTGTGTTATTTGGTAGTGAACCATTTGCATCATTATTAAGAACATCTAATTTAGAATGGTATAAATATGATTGGATTTGGGAAAAGAATAACTCTGGAAACTTTCAATTAGTAAATTACCAACCATTAAAAATTCACGAAACGGTATCAGTATTTTATAATGAAACACCTAATATGGAATTTGCTAATATTATGATTGAAAATATGAAACGACTTAATTTAAAACAAATTGATGTTTCAAAATTAGAATTTTCAAGAACAGGTGGAATGACAGGTTGGGTTACAAACAAGATAAATGGTTCTCAATTACCAACAGAAAAACAGTGGAGTAAAATATGTCATTTGTTTGGTATTAAAAATAACTACAACAAAATACTTTCAAATGTAAAAAAGATTACGTATAACCTTAAACTTGATAATACCGAATTAGTTTTATCAAACAAAGGTAAAGCTGGGTCATTAGGACATTTATCAAGTGAAAGTAAAAGAGAAACGTATATTCAAGATAAAACAGGTTATCCAAAAAGTATATTAAAATACAATAGAGAAAATGGATTACACCCAACACAAAAACCTATTCTATTGATGGAATTTTTGATAAAAACATATTCCAATGAATGTGAAACAGTATTAGACAATACAATGGGTAGCTGTTCAACGGGAATTGCTTGTGTAAATACCAATAGAAATTTTATTGGAATAGACAATACAAAAAAGTATTTTAATATTTCTTTAAATAGAGTGGAAGAAAAAAGAAAAGAAAAAGAATTTACAGTAGTAACTTCATTCGGAGATGGGGTGTAGTATTACTGCTAACGTTGGCAATATGGCATCGAAAGCCAACCCCAACCTACGCTACAACGCATTGCCTTAATTTGGCTTTTGTGCTATATTGCGTGTTAGTGTTTGTTATTATTTTTGTAAACAATTTAAAATTAAAAATATGTGTATAATTTGCTCTGACCCAGACCTTGGACAACAATACCTCAATGCTATTGATAGCGCGAGGTGTCATCTAAAAATTGCCGAAGATGCACTTTTTAAATTGGGTAAAAAATATCCAAAAAGTAATTACGATTCATGTCATAAAAAGTTAGTAAAAATCAGAAAGTCTATTAATGAAGTAGAAGAACGTCGGGAGTCTAATAATAAACACTAAACTATCAAAATATAACGACTTATGAACAAAGAACAAAACTCGAATGAACCACAAAAACAGCAATTAAATATAGCTAGTGTCAGTGGTAGTAGTAATTTAGCGTTGGAGAAAGCACAAGAAATGATGTTGCTTCCAATAAAAGATTTACCTAAAGAAGCAATAGAATATTTAAAGTTTCTTTCAAGTAAAGTAGGAATGTGCATGGAAGTTTGCTTAACTGCTTATTGCGCATATAATCAAGCTGTTTTAAATATGCCATGTGATGATGCTTTATATATTTTACAAGATACAGAGGATGGTCGTAAATGGTTTGTGGCAATGGGTTATTGTCACTAACAGTGGCATTCGTTGCAGATTTAAAAAGATAAATTATGATTGAAAGAACAACACCAGAAAACATTAATAGCCTTATACATGAACCAGCTTATAAAGAACTGCACTGCAAGAAAAAGAAAATATTTATTGACCCACAACCACCAGAAGACCAAGTTAAAGAATGTGACGGTTTTGAACCTTGCAGTTAACGGTCACAGATATACGTAGTTTTTTTCTTAAATTGGAACACAAAAATTAAATAATATGAATACAGAAAATAAAAGCACAGACGTTGGTAACACAGATAAAAAATTACATATATCTGATGTTAGAGAACGTTTATGTCTGGGTAATTTCATAATAAACAGACCTGAAGAATGGGATTTAGAAACTGTAAAATTAGAAATACGAGATTATGACTATGATTCAACATCAATTAGTATAGAAGACCTTAGATTACTACACACTTACATAGGTGAGATTTTAAATGCACGCTAACGGTTTGCATAGCAATCAATATAGGCAATCGGTTTTTATTTAAAATTTTTACTAAAAACTAAAATAAGATGAATGATAATTTAAAATTCAGAGGCAAATCGTTAGAAAACAATCAATGGGGTTCTTTTCTTAACAGTTTTGAAAAAACTGAGGAGCGTGGGCAAAAAATTAAATAAAAAAGATTTATTAAGCACTAACCTTGCTACGAAGAAAGGCTATTGCACACAACGGTGAGTATAACAAACGTTTAACGAACTTTAGATTGAAACAAATAACTTAAATATTAATTACCGACCTTAAAAATAACTACCGACAAATGTTTGTTATACATTATTATAGTGAGTTTTTAAGTGAGGGCAAAACGAAATAAAATGCAGGAAATTAAATTATCAGAAGAAATTGCAATGTTAGAAGAAAAGTACCTAAAAAGTGAAAGAGAGCTTGGGGAACTTATTGCTACAATGTGGGTAAACTTTGATGGTAAAATAGGTGATAAAGTGTTAACATCTGAAGACAGGCCCAAGCGTGCGAGCCAATTATTTATTAAAATATGTGAACACTATATAGATAAGATAAAGGAACTAGAAGAAAAGATACCTTCAAGGCCTGTAACAACCGGTGGGTATATGTGATGTGCGCCCACTATGAAATTAAATAACAGCACTACACTAACAGGCGCATGGCATATATACCGTGTTATACGCTTTTAATTTTTATAAAATGGAAAAACCGAAATACAGCACGTATTATCATTTGTTTTTTATTACTGATTATGAATACTTACAATAAAAGAACTTGGCTAAATAAAGAAGATTCACCTTCGCTTGGAAGCGTTGTTGCATTTGATTGCGATATTAGATATTCAGAAGGAAGTGAAAGAACTATTTTTTTGGCAATATCAGATTGTAATCGTACTGTGAAAATTATTAAAAATACTGAAAATATTGAAGAATATATTAATAAATTAAAGTTGTTAAAATCAGAAATTGAATTATTTATAAATCATTTAAACCAAACAAAATGATAAAAATATTAAGTATTAAGGGAATAAAAAAAGGGAACATAGTCACAAGAGTATACCCAGCTAATGGTTATTCCGGTGACAGTTCGTATATTGGAATGAAGATGGAGCTAATTAAACTTACTAAAACTGAAATAATTTTAAAGAGCTTAGAAGGTAAAGAAAACGACCAAATATATCTTTCTTTAAAAAATTGGGAGTTTGGATGGGTACAATATAAATTGTCTGGCGATGAAAAATATAAAAAATCTAAATATTCCGAACGTAGAGGACAATTGAGAGTTCAATATGTTTATTTAGGGTTTGAATTAGATAAATTAAGGGGAAGAAATTATCCCGATGACAAGTTTGGCGATTATCTTATGATATGTCGTTATTTAGAAGAATATGGATACAGTTGTTGATAAAAATGGCATGTTATGTATCTGGCGCATTTTCAGGCACATAGCACGATACGAAGCAAGGTAATCTTATTATTTTTTTAGGGTGGGTATTTTTTCTTTAAAATTATTTGTTTATTACGAAGTTGGCGGGCGTGGTTCTGGAAAATATAGAAAGTTTCTTGAATCAACAACAGTTTTATTGTTAAAAAACGAGACTATTTTTATTGCTGCAAGAGATGAAGAACACGGATTTGATGTCTATTCAGATTTAAAAGCGATGGGGTTAGAAAAATTAACCTTTAAACATGCTTATAGAAAAGAGCCAATGTATTCAAAAGAACCTGATTTTAAATACATTGAAAAATATGCTGGTACTCGCGTGTGGTTGGTTAAATAGCCACTAACTACTATATATAAAAACTAACCTATAATTATATGGAAATCAATAAAAAGCACGATGGAATTTTAAATATTTACATACAAAAACTTAATTATTTTTATTATACCGATAAAACAACCAAAATACATACACATGTTAGCATGACCCAATTAAACAAAATACAATTACCAATATAAATTTTAGCCTTTTTAGTATTAACTAAAAACGTAAATATGAAGAAAATAGGGATAGTATTGATAATGATTTTATTATCATCAAAATTATTTGCTCCTAATGATGTGCGTTCAACATCAAAAAATTGGAAAATAGAATACAAACAAATAATTAAAGAACAAACAAATGTATTATTGATAGAAATAAAATCAATAGAGACTTGGCATGATTCATTAAATTACAAAAAAGGAAACCCATACAAAAAAGTAAATTCAATTGGGGCAATGGGTGGTTGGCAACACATGCCAGGAACCCTTCGATGGTTAGGTTATCGTGATTCTACTTTTAAACGTTTTTTGAATAGCAAAGAATTGCAAAAAAAATATGCAATTAAATTATTAATTTCAAATTTGCATCAATTAACAGTAAGAAGTAAGAAATATAATCTAACACCAATAGATTACATTGGAATGCGAATAGACACAATTGAAGTTACTTTATCTGGTTTATTGGGGGCTTCATGGATTGCCGGAGTTGGTGGGGTGCAAAGATTGCTTGCAAGAGGACACAATGCTTCGGATGGCAATATGACAACAAAAGATTATTTATATAAATTCAGAAATATTATGAATATTAATCCAAAAACAAAAGAAGCTTACGAATTGATGCATCAAGGAATTTTGGCTTTAGCCAGGGCAGAACAACAAGGAATTCGTGTAGATGTTCCATACGTTGAAAGAAAAATGCAATTTTTAACCCGGAGAATTCATCGTTTAGAAGCAGATTTTAAAGACACACAATTTTACAAAGATTGGGAAAAAGCAACACCCCCCGGAAAACTGAATATTAATTCTCCCACACAACTTAGTAATTTTCTTTATAAAGTAAAAGGAATTACACCGCCTAAATTTACTAAAAGCAGCACTGATGAAAATCCAAAGGGGAGTTCAGATAAGGAAACATTAATCCAATTAAATATACCTGAGCTTAATTTGTTAATTGAACGGGATAAACTAATCCGTTTACGTGATGTTAATTTAGATGGATATATGCGAGAACAGGTAAACGGATATATCCATCCGTTTTTTAATCTACATCTTGCAAGAACATATAGATCAAGCAGTTCCAATCCAAACTTTCAAAATATACCTATCAGAGACGAAGAGAGTATGCAAATATGTCGGGGGGCATTATATCCCCGTCCGGGACATCAGCTTTTAGAGATTGATTTCGGATCATTAGAGGTACGTGTTGCAGCATGTTATCATAAGGACCCAACTATGTTAGAATATATTAACAATCCAAAATCTGACATGCATACAGATATGGCAAAACAAATCTTTATGTTAGATAAATTAGATAAAAGCATTTCTTCACACAACATACTTCGGCAAGCAGCAAAAAATGGATTTGTATTTCCACAGTTTTATGGGGATTATTTTAAAAACTGTGCTGAAAATATGGCTATAACCTGGGGCAAATTACCAAAAAGTAGATGGAAACCAGGTCAGGGGATTCAAATAGAGGAAGGTTGCTATTTATCAGATCACTTAATAGCACAAGGAATAAAATCTTTTGATAAGTTTACAAATCATTTAGAAGATATTGAACATGATTTTTGGAATAATCGTTTTCCTGTGTATGCTCAATGGAAAGAAGATTTTTATGAAGAATATCAAAAACAAGGTTATGTTGATATGTTTACTGGGTTTCGTTGTAGTGGTGTTATGCGAAAGAATGAAGTTATTAATTCACCAATTCAGGGAGCAGCTTTCCATTGTTTATTATTTTCATTTATTGAATTGGATAAGGTACAACATAAACAGGAATGGGATTCAAAATTAATCGGTCAAATACATGATTCTGCAATGATTGATTGTAATCCTTCCGAACTGCAACATGTGGCTAAAGTAGCAAAAAGGATTACTTGTGAACTTCTTCCAAAAACGTGGGATTGGATTATTGTTCCACTTGATATTGATATGGCTGTAAGTTCAGTTGATAAATCGTGGGCAGAAAAAGAAAAATTTAAAATAGGATAATTATGAATGAATTAGTAAAGATTACAGAACAAGATGGACAACAATTAGTGTCCGCACGTGAACTACATGAATTTCTTGAAAGTGAAAGACAATTTGGTAATTGGATTCAACAACGAATTGATAAGTATGGGTTCATTGAGAATCAGGATTATATTTGCTTTAACAAATTTGTTAAAGCAGAAAAGTATGGTAATAAAACACTGAAAGAATATGCCATTACAATTGATATGGCTAAAGAACTTGCAATGGTTGAGGGGAATGAAAAAGGAAAACAAGCTCGCAGATATTTCATTGAAATTGAAAAGAAATATAAACAAAATATACTTTCCACACCAATAAACCAATCATATTTGGATTTGGTAGAAATGATTTTAAAAACTCTGCGGGATCAGGAAATTGCAATGAAGAAATTAGACGCTCGTATAAATCAAATTGAGTTTGTACAAAATACAGCACGAAAACAATTAGAATATTTTCCAAAACCAATTGTAAAACCCCGAAATAAAACAGGAAGACAAATTCTTGTGCAATTTGTAAATTCAATTGTAAGAAGGGATAATTTATTCCCCAGAAGTGTATGGATCAAATTATATGAAGAATTCTGTTGTCGTTATCGTAAAAATATACGGAGGCGAGCAAATAATTTAGGAATTTCTCAACTTGATTGGATTGAACAATTTGATTATATTGATGAATTATACGCGATAGCTGTTGAATTGTTTCAAAATAAATGGGATATTAAAGTGCATAGAAAGAATCATTAAAAAAGACATTCACTTATGCAATCTAAAACCAAATGCTCAACTCCTTATTGTCGAAATGATCGAGTAAAAGGAAGAACAAAGTGTTCTAAATGCAATATGCGTTGGCTAAAAGAACACCATCTAGACACATACACTTTTAATATACTTCGGTGTAATGCAAAAAGAAGAGGAAAAATTTTTAATATAACGCTTAATCAATTTCGTAAATTTTGTAAGGAAACTAATTATCTTGAATTAAAAGGCAAAAATGCAAGTAGTGCTTCAATTGATTGTAAAATACCAGAGAAAGGATATAGTTATGAAAATATGCAGATTTTAACCCTTGCAGAAAATACGATTAAAGAAAACAAAAGAAGGAAATGTCCTTTTTAATTCAAAAAATTTTTGTATAATATATTATAACAAATATTAAAATTTAAAGATTATGGAAAAAATGACAATTCACAGAGGACTTGCAGAATTAAAATTAATTGATGCAAGAATTGAAAAAGGCATTGAAGAAACAACACTCACTGGGGTAAAGCAAAAAGGTAAAAAGGTGAATAATATCATTGAAGAAACCGAATTTACCAATAACGCACAATCTGGTTTTGACAGTGTTTTATCACTAATTAAACGTAAAAATTTAATCAAATGTGCTATTGTAGAAAAGAATGCAAAAACAAGAGTTGCCATTGGTGAAAATGAGATGACTATTGCAGATGCTATCAATTTTAAAACTTTAATTAAATATAAAAAACAATTTATTGCTAATTTGCACAAAAAGCATTTGACTGTTTTAGCTTGCCTTGAAAAAAACAATGCTATTGCAGATCAAAATTTGCAAGCAGTTCTTGTAGCTACATTTGGTAAGGCAGTAAAAACACAGGATACTGATTTGGAAGCAGTACGCAAGCCATTTATGGATTCTAATGAATGGCATTTGGTAGATCCATTGAAAATAATGGATAAATTAACTGTTTTAGAAAAAGAAGTATTAACTTTTGAAACTGAAGTTGATGCTGCTTTATCTGAAATAAACGCAGTAACGTTTATTGAATTTGAATAATTAAAAAATAAAGTGACTAATTGTACGAAAAACACAAACATAACCTCCCGCTTGAGGATTAGAAAAGCAACCATGTGCTAAATGGATAAAATAAACAACAGAAAAGTTCAAAGATTAAAATTCAAAGCATAAAGGTTAAATTTTAAAGTTCTTTATAATTAAAGTTTAAATTACAAAATGTAAAGGTCTTTTAAATCCAGTGAAAAGTTTTATAGGTGGTGGTTATTTGTCCTCGTGTTTTGTATCTGGCTGTACAATTAGTCCTTTTTAAAATATAGAATTATGGAGTAACGGGTGTCCTTTAACTGGAGAACTCCTTCCAAAAGGAACTGTCATTAAACTTAAAGTAAAATAATTATGAGCTACGAAAAAAACATTGAAATCAATTTAAATTATGCAAAAGATGTAGAAATCGATTGTGACCAATTAGATTTGGAATTGTTGGAACAGGCAGCATTATTTATGAAATATGGTATGAATGCTGCCAGACAACGAAAATATTTAGATATAGTAAAAGAAAAATTGGATTTGGTGAAAGCTGAATTGGATCAAAAAATTAGAACATTTCCATCAAATTACAAAATTGACAAAGTTACAGAAGCTGTTGTTAGTTCTACAATTATTCAACAGGATGAATTTAAAGAAGCAAATAAAGAATATATAGAGGCAAAGTATACACTGGATGTTGCACAAGTTGCTGTTTCCGCAATGAACCAACGCAAAAGCGTTTTGGAGGATCTCGTTAAACTTCATGGGATGCAATATTTTGCTGGACCAAGAATACCAAGAGATCTCCGTCAAAAGAGAGAAGAACGGGAAGCACAACAAAAAGAAACAGGAGAAAAAGTAGGTGCATCACTCAAAAGAAAAACCAGATGACATATATCTATTGTTTAATACTTGCAATAGTTACAGTTATTTTTGTTTATGTACTATCAAGAATACAGGCTATTGCATGGTTGCACTCGTTAGAAAAATTTTTAAATAACAAACACAATAATATCTTAAAAACTGAAGAAAATGAGCAAAAACAATCAAAGAACAACTAATTTTAGTGATAAAATTAGAAATCAAGTTGATGATCACAAAGCACAGGATAGCAAAAGTTATGGCTATCTTAAACTACCTAAAGGCATTCAAGTGTATTCCGTAGATATCCCAAAAAAGTTGAATCTGTTAAAAGTTAAATTTGACATCATCCCATATCTTATAAGTGATGCAAAACATATTGATGCTAAATTAGGTGCAGAAATTGGAGAACCTTGGTGGAGAAGGCCGATTCGGATTCACAAACATATTGGTGTTGATGATGATTCTGTAATTTGTTTATCAACTATTGGAAAGAAATGTCCTATTTGTGAATATCAGAAAGAATTAATTGCAAATAAGGCAAGCAAAGAAGATATAAAAGCATTAAATTATTCCAAACGTAGTATTTACCTTGTTTGGCCGAAGGATGATGGGGACTTTGATGATGAAGTTCATATTTTTGACATTTCTGATTTCTGTTTTTATGATCCACTTATGGTTGATGCAGAAGAAATGAACGAATACAATTTTCCTTCATTATCTGATGGAAAGACTTTACAAGTTCGGTTTGAAAAAGAAACATTTGCCGGAAATGAATTTCCAAAAGCAACTCGCATAAGTTTCATAGAAAGAGACGAACAGTATAAAGAATCTATTTTAGAAGAAGTTCCTTGCCTTGATGGGATTTTGAACATCCTTTCTTATGATGAACTAAATGCAAAATTTCTTGCTATAGGTGATGAAGATACAGAAGAAAAAAGAAAAGTCAAAGATGATGATGAGAAACCTCGTAGCAGGAAATCAGTTTTAACAAAAAGCAAAGAAAAAGAAGAACTGGAAATAACTTGGGCACAAATTGATGGTAAATCTAATAGAAGTTTGTGTTCTTTAATTATTCAGGAAAATATTGATCTTAATCCTGACAAATTTGATGATGATAACGAACTTAAAATAGCTATAGCCGAGAAATTAGGTATTAAAGTTCCTACTGCAAAACCAAAGAAAGAGGAAGAAGAAACTGAAAAAGTTACCTGGGAATCTCTTACAAAATTGGAAGGACGTAGATTGTCACGTGTTGTCAAAATGAATAATTTAGATATTACGATCAGTGATTTTGAAGATGATGATCCCGGACTGCGTGAAGCCATTGCAAAAGAAATGGATATTGAAATTCCTAAAGCAAAAAAAGAAACTGAGGGCAAAAAAAGAAATAGTAAGGAATCTTCCAAAGAAAATCCATGCCCAAACGGGTTTGTGTATGGAAAGGACAATGATAAATACAATGAATGTGAAGAATGTGTTGTTTGGAAAGCATGTCTCACTGAGAATGAAAAACTAAAAGGAAAATAAATGGGTATTCTGAAATCATCAAGTGTTATTGATAAAACAGATGCACAAAGAGTAGTAGGTGTGGTATTACCAGAGAGAATATCCACCTACTTCTCTCTTTTTGTCACTGCAAAAGGATGCACCAAAGCAACGATATTCAGGGAATTAATGCAAAAGTGGTGGGACCACAAAACGGTTAAAGAACCTGAAAATAAGTTGTTGGAAACCCTGTTTAATAAAATCCAAAAGGAATGGTCTTCTATAAAATTAAAAGTCCCAGAAAAAAATATTGAGGATTTTCGTTCGGAACTACAACAGGAACTTCAAAAAAAAGGATTGAAAGAAATTCACATAAAGACTATTTTAAATAAACTTAAAGAGTAATGGAACGAAAAAATAAAGAACCACTTGCTACACAAATGAAAAAACATGTAAACTCACCAAAAAAGAAAGATGATGATTACGTTCCTTATGAAGGTAATTTTAATACAGTAACCAGCACAGGCTCTACTTTAGTTAATTTAGCAATATCTGGAAAACGTATAAGGGGAGGAGGATTGCCCGGAGGCACCGTAGTTGTGGTTTCTGGTCCATCACAATCAGGAAAAACGGCCTTTCTCAGTGAAATTGCAGGAAACATAAAACAAGGTGGTGGTGAAAATCAATTTCATGATCCTGAAGGAAGATTAGATCAAGAATTTGCTCGAATATTTGGAATGGAATTAGATAAAGAAAATTATCATCAACCGGATACCATAACAGGATTATTTGAGATAGCAAGATTATGGAAACCAAAAAAAACAATTACGACCATTAATGGAATTTTTGGGGATTCATTAGCTGCATTATCTACAAAATTAGAAATGGAAAGTGAAGATGGGGATAAAATGGGTGGTCGCAGGGCTAAAGAATTTTCAGAACAATTCAGAAAATTTTGCAGACAAATTAAACAATTAAATTATCTTATGGTGTGTAGCAATCAACTTAGGGAAAATATGGATGGGAATAAATATTCCCCAAAATACACAGAACCAGGAGGACAAGCTTTAAAATTTTATCCCAGCGTACGATTGCGTTTCGGAGCCCCAAAAAATATTCCAAAAAAGATCACATTTAAGGGAAAAGAAATTGAAAAAATAATTGGTATTGAAACGGAAGTACAAGCAATTAAAACAGTTGATGATCCATACAGAAAAGCCCCTTTATTTATAATTTATGGGTACGGCATTGATGACATTCGTGCTAATTTACAGTACATAAAAACATATAAAGGATTGTCTATTTACACTGTAAATGGAACAAAATTAGATATTTCTATGGAAGAATCAATAAAAATAGTGGAACAAAATAATCTTATTAATGAATTAAAAGAAGAAACGATAGACCTTTGGGAGGAAATCGAATCTAAATTTGTTAGTGAACGTAAACCTAAACGATAAATACATGCTAAAAAAAGTTATAATATTTTTAAATAAAATGGATGGTATTTATCCACTTAGTTCAATTGAAAGGCGAAAACAAAATATTCAATTTTTATTTGAGCACACAATTCAATGGATGCCAACAATTGTTCAAATGTACGATACAAATTATGCCCAATTGAAAGATCATAAAAAAGCAAGAGATAAAACATTTGAAGATTTACAAATATTAGAAAATTAAATCCGATGAAAAGAAAAGACAAATCTTTGATTAATGTTAAACTTCTTGATAATACTAAAGGATATAAAGAATATATATCTAAATTCAGAATAAAAATATTAGCCCTTGATCCGGCAACGCATTGTGGGTATGCCATTAGTAGAGAATTGTATGGTGTTTGGGATTTAACACCAAAACGGGATGAGAGTGCTGGAATGCGTTTAATCCGATTCCGTTCTAAATTAATTGAAATAATTCAATCTGAAAAAATAAATTTAGTTGCATTTGAGCGTCCCGGTGGAAGGCACGTAGGGGCTGTTATTGTTCAATCGGAATTACAAGGACAAATAAAAATAATATGTGAAGATTCTCATATTGAATATCGTGGATATTCTTCTCAAGAAATAAAGAAGTTTGCTACAGGAAAAGGAAATTGTGGAAAACCTGCTATGATTGAAGCAGCACAAAAAAAATTAGGTTATACCGGCGAAAATGATAACGAAGCAGATGCCTTATGGCTTTTAGAATTAGCTAAAAATGATTATGCAACCAATAATTGATAAATTATGTACGTAATTGGCTTAGTATTTTGTATTATTGCTTGTTTAGGATTTATATGTTGGTGTATATATTTAATGTTTTTTGAAGGAAACAATAATAAATATCTTGAATAATGCGTACAAGAAGGGAACAAAGTTAGAATCGTGGCAAAACGAGACTATATTAAATTGTAAAACAAAAATAAAGAACCATGTTGAAATCACTTTCAATAAAAAATTTTCAAAGCTGGAAAGATGCTCAATTTGATTTTCATCCGGGAGTCAATGTTATTATTGGTTTCTCTGATGCCGGAAAAAGTGCAATCATTCGTGCCTTACGTTGGCTTATCTGGAATCGTCCTTTAGGTAGTGAATTTCAATCTAATTGGGGTGGAGAAACTGTTGTCGATTTAACCACAACAGAAGGGGTCACTATTTCCAGAAGTCAGGATAAAAATGGCAATGAAAAAACGTATACACTCAGCACATTTGATAAACCATTAAAAGCATTTGGTACGGATGTTCCTAAAGAAGTTTCTGATGTTTTAAGTATAAATGATATTAATCTTCATCAACAACAGGATAGTTTTTTCCTTTTAAAAGATACTTCAGGTGATGTTGCTGCACATTTCAATAAAATTGCAAACCTTGAAAAAATAGGGATTGCTCAGTCCAATGTTAAAAAATGGATTGGGGAAATTACTTCTGAAATAGGACATGAAGAAACAAAAGATAGACCAGCAACAGGTTTAATTAAATCCATTAAAGAAAAGAAACAAGAATTGCTAAAATATGACCACCTTGAAACGTTTGAATCCAAAGTAAAGGTATTAGAAGATTTAGAATCAAAATTGAACCTTGAGCATAAAAACAAACAAGAATTACAAAATATTGTTGATAATATCATTGAATTGAGATCCGAAATTAAACAAGAAAAAGAAATACTTAAAATTGAACCTACCTTAATCCAAGTATTTAATTTAATTGAAAAACGAAATGCGGAAACAAAAGATTTAAATGCATTAATTAAATTAGTGTGTATAATTGAAGAAAGTAAAACAGAAATTGAAGAACTCAAAAGTATTATTTCTGCTGATACGATTATTGATAATCTAATCCAATTATATCAGAAAAAAGATAAAGAAGAAAAAGAACATTATCAATTAAATAAATTAGTAGTAAATATTAATAATGGTAAAAAATTAGTAAAAATGGCAGAACAGGAATACAATAGGTTGCATAAAGAATTTGAAAAGGAATTTCCTGACATTTGCCCACTTTGCAATAAACCAAAATAAACAAAAATGGAAAATCAATATTTTTATATTTCTGTGCATTATTTAGAAGGAAACAAGGAATTGGTGGGCATATTTGGTATGAAGACGAAAATGGTAATTTACAAAAAGAAATATGAAAACGTATTTAATTCCAATTAAGTTAAAATCAATAAGGAAAAATCCGAATGCGGGGAGTGAACAAACAATTATTCAAAGAACACCCACAATTCGTTTTTCTTTTAATGGTTTAAAATTACCCGAATGTTTAAAAGATAATGAAAATTGTTTTATTACAGAAAAGAATATGGATATTGCATCTAAACAAGTACACATAGAAGGAATATTGAAGTATCCATTACATTCAGATTTATTAGAACAATTATGGGGAGTGGATATAATAATTAGCCAAGAAAATAATTCTACAATTATAACTCATTTTCCTGAACCGGATTATTTTTATAAATACGAAATAATTGAAGTAAAATGTAATAATTGTAAACAAAAATTTAAAAGCAATGAATTTCAGTCATTAGATAACGATAACGATGATTGTTTTGCTTCAACAGAAACAGGGTGTCCAAAATGTGGTGAATGGGATTGCTGCTCTGTTAAATATGAAAAAATTGAAGACGCATTAAAAATAGCAGAAGAGGAATACGACAGATTACATAAATAATTTGAAAAGGAATTTCCTGACGTTTGTCCACTTTGTAACAAACCAAAACAATTAAATTATGAGTGATCCATTTTATCCTTGTGAAAGAGGAACAATTATAGATATTATATGCTTTATTTTCATAATAATTATTGTGATTCTAAGCATTGTTGATTTTATGTGGTTTTAAACTAAAATAAATAATTATGAAAACATTATTAATTATATTAGAAATAATTGTAAGTTGTCTTACAGGTTATGCAGGATTTCAAATTAATATCATTATAGGATTTGGTGCAAGTATTTTTATGTTTGTTGGATATGTGTATTTAAATTATATTTTATTTATAAAAAATTCTGAAAATGCAAAGAAAACAAAATAAAAAATTATTATGTTAAATGATCCTTTTTATCCTTGTGAAAGAGAAACAATTGTAGATTTAATATTTATATTTTTAATTATACTTTTGTTTATTTTATCAATTATTAATAATTTAATTTTATATAAATAAAATTATGAACGATGAAATATTAATGGTAATTGCAAAATATTTTTCTTTTAAATTTGAAGTAATAAAGGAAGTATACGCAGAATGCAAATCATTTGATGCAACAATGCGTTATTGTGAAGTTAGCAAAGAATACAATATTTCTCCTTTTACTTTATGTTCTATGGTACTTGATTTGAAAGAATTGAAAAGATATTATGCAAAGAAAACAAAATAGAGAGTATAATTGTCCTTGTTTAGATATTGCAGGACAATTAAATTACACAAGAGAAGGAATCCCAATTGAAGATTGCCAAACTTGTCATGGAACTGGATTTATTCCAAATAAACCAAATTTAATCCTTTGCAGTGATCTGCATTTGCGAGAGGACACACCTACTTGTTATATAGGAGATTTTCAAAAGGAACAATGGGATTCTCTTGATTTTATAAGAGAATTACAAAAAGAATATGATTGTCCTGTTCTATGCGCAGGAGATATGTTTCATCATTGGAAACCAAGTCCTTTTTTATTATCACAAACAATAGAACATTTACCAGATGATTTTTGGGTCGTTTACGGCCAGCATGATCTCCCGAACCACAATCTTGAACTTTCATGCAAAAGTGGCATATTCACTTTAAATAGGGCAGGAAAACTCAGAATACTCCCACAAGGACATTGGGGTAAAAATGACGCAATACATGGTAATTGGACGATAAATGGAAAAAATATTTACGTTTGGCATATTACAACATATCAAAATAACTTACCCTGGCCCGGATGTACAGCATCATCTGCCAAACAACTTCTTAAAAAATATTTCAATTGTGATTTATTTTTGACAGGTGATAACCATCAACCTTTTATAGAAGAATATGAAGGAAGATTGCTTGTTAATCCCGGATCAATGACTCGTCAAGATGCAGATCAATTAAATCACAGACCACGAGTTTATCTTTGGTATGCTAAAACAAATACAGTAGAACCGGTTTACCTTCCAATAGTTCCGGGGAATGATGTAATCTCTCGTGAACACATTGAAGTAGTAAAACAACGAAATGAACGATTAGATGCATTTATTGCTCAATTAAATTTTTTAGGTATAGAGAAACCAAAAGGATCAGAAGGAGGGGCAACATTTGAAGAAAATTTAAAAATGTTTGAAAATACAAACCAAGTAAGATCAACAGTGATGCAAATTGTGTATAAAGCAATGGAGGAAGTATAAAACTAAGCAAAGAAACAAAAGAGAAGATAAAAAATTTACTGAATAGAGTAATTGCAATGAAGAAAGAAACGGAAGAATTAGAATTGACAATCTTTGATGAAGAAGAAAAAAACTCTAAAAATCCTACTTATGAATGGTCAAGTAGGTTATCTAAAACTTCAAATATACTCAAAGATGCAATTAGTGAATTAGATGGAAGTAGTTATTATATATTATACTAACAAAATGAAAAAGAATTCAGGATTTATTTACCAATGGACGGATAAAAATGGCAACATTCAAATAGGTATTGCATACCATATAGAACAAAAACCAGCGTTTTCAAATTATAAAAAAGTGTTTTTACGAATGGTCGATCCTTTATTCCAACCATTGTTAGATGCAAATGGCAAAAAATTAATTGCATTGAAGCATATTACAGAGTTAACAATGATTGGATGTATCGATTAAATGTATTATAAAATGAAAATAGAATTCACAAAAGCAGAAATAAATCATTTACTTGGCCTTGTTTCGTTTAATGAAGCAACTGGGGAATACTGTGGCAACCGCAAACAATATTATAAACGATCAATAGCTATTAAAAATAAATTATCTCCACCAATCCCGGATAAAAAGCATTGCATTATTTGTGGTTGCAATCTACCGGATGAATTTTTAATAAACACTTGTTATGGATGTAAATATTTAAATGATATTAAAGATGACAGATAACGACACAATGCCTTTTGGCAAGTACAAAGGCGAAAAGATGGCGAATATTCCAGCAGATTATCTCGTTTGGCTTTACGAAAATGGAAAATGCTTTGGTGAAGTCAAAAATTATCTTGATGAGAATATTGATGATTTGGTTGCAGAAATTGCATTAAATAAAAAAATGAGAGGGGATAAATAATGAAGGAAAAAATAA